CCTTCTCCATCTTCGGCTGGAGTCGTTCCAATGGTTGCCAAATCACTTGGTGTACCGACTGCCTCTTCACTTTGAACTGGATCATTACCCTCAACCGCAATTTGTTCAAATCTGAACTTCTGTTTTTGATCTGTTACCAATTCTTTCTCTAATTCTACAATCTCATCATTACTAAAATTAAAAATATTTTTATATACCCAATCCGATGGTAATAATGCATTATCTTTCATATCACGAGCTAAAGTAACTTTATTTCCCCACAATTCAAGTTTTTCTTGTTCATAAATTGTAGATGGATTAGTTAATTTCAATTCAAAGTTTACTAACTCTTCATCTGTAAACCCTTGAGAATATAGATGAACTACTGCAATCTTTGTTAATTCACTTGTTATAATTCTTTGAATTCTTTCAATAGTACGAGCAAATCTTACATCTTCTGCTGCAAGTGTTGCTTTACTTCCAAGTGATTCTTCATATCCTAAAAATGCTTTTGGAATACGAAGGGCTGCCAACATACGATTTTTCAAATATTCTAAATCATCGGTAGTTTCATATTGCATTCCAGGTAAGGATTCAACTGATGTTCCACTATCTCCACCACGAACTGGCATAAAGAAATCTTCAGTTAAGTTCTGGATATTAAATTTCAAATTATAATCACCAGTATTCTCATCAATAAATGGTGTTTTCTTCATCTTATTGATAATTCGTTGCATATAATTGTCAACTTCGTTTGGTGGTATGTTTCCAATATCAACTTTAAATACTCTCTTCTCTGGTGCTCTCATTACACGATGTATTAACATAGCATCTTCCATCAATGTAACTTGTTTCCAAACTTTTCTAGCACCTTCTAACTGTGATTTACCATAAGGAACTAAATTACTATCACTTGCAAGTCTAAAGTGGGCTATTTGAAAATTTTCAAATTCAACTTTACCATGTTGAGATTGATTCCTATGTAAATAAGGATGAGTTGCTTCCATAGTCTCTAAATAAAATTTTGTATAATATGGATTCTCTGGGTCTTCGCCTTCTGAACGAATAACTTCATAAGGTGATAATGGAATCACATTTGTAATTCCATACTTATCATTGATATCTAAATATAAAAAGAAATCACCATACTTACACATATTTCTTACCCATGGCCATAAATTGAATTCAATATTCATAATATCATAAAATAAGTTATGTAGAATTTCATAGAGATTATCATTATCAGTCTGAATCTCTATTACATTTCCATACTCACTTTTCATTGTTGATTCATCCGAGTAAATATCAAGTGCAGATGATATAATTGAATCCGAGTCCATTGTTTCATAATCTTTAAATAACCCAAGTCGTGCAGCCATTACTTGGTGCACTGTTGAATATCCCGTACCAATCATATCTAATCCACTATGTAGTTTAGAATATCTATCTACGAGATGACTTCGCGCCCCATGTTGTAACATATCGGTGTCTGCAATTTTTAATTTCTTACCACCAACATTTCTTACTATTACATTTGTACTAAATAATCGTTTTAACCGACCAAATAAAGTTTTATCAGCCATTTTTTACCTCACTTATAAGAGCCATTCTAAAGACTCTTTATTTTGATTAACATCCCATTCCCAGGAATCATTTTTATGCTCTTCTGGTGTATAAAGACCATCGATATCTTGAAATCTACTTAACGTTTTTTTAGTTATCTCAATACCCTCTTGTCTTAGTCGCAAAGCTGTATCTCTAACCCACAAACCAATAGCAAAAGACATAACTAAATCATCGTTATATCCTCGCATTGCTTCTGCTCTGTTATTATTATAGATAAAAGTAAATAATTCATCTATTAACCTATTAGAATGAATTACTACTGATTCATCTCTAAAATATTCCTCTAATTTTGCAATAATTAAAGGTCTTGACCTTGCGGTGGTACTAAACCCTGCCACCATATTTCTTTCTGCCGCTCTATATCGGTTACTCACCTGATGTTGAACGTCAATATATTGTAAATCTTTGCTTGTATAAAATAGATTAGGATAATCCCTATCTATTACTTGTTGGATGGTTGCCCAACCAATATTATTGTTTTCTATAATTAGTAAAGCATCGTTATATTCTGTTGCAATACTCACTAACATATTTCCAAAATCTTTAGTAGGAATCCTACCTTTATACTCTGCCACTTGTTCAACTTTTTCTACATCAATCACGTGAAAGGCACTATAATCGGCACTATCTCCACGACCAACATCTGCAGATACCACATAATTCTTTGTATAATTTGGCGGCTCCCATACCCAAATGTTACTATCTATACCACGTTTTTCCATTGGATCCTTAACCATTGACTCTCTACATTGTTCTAAAATAACACCATCAATGACTGAAGTACCAGAAGTAATAAAATCACAATCACATTCTTGTGCTGCACTCTGCATACCTAATAATGAATCTTGTTCATCTCTCCATGTTTGATCTCTATCTGGATGTACCGTCCAATGTAATTTAATAAAATTAAACATTCCACGACCTTCTTCGGCCTCTACCCAAGTTTTATGAAACCAATTACCAACACCATTTGGTGTGGAAAGTGCTATACATTGTCCACCAGTAGTTAAAGTTTGTTGTGCTGCAGTCCATATCTCATCAATTTTATCAATAAATGCCGCCTCATCTAATATTAATAATGATAGGGCTTCAGAACGAGCTGCTTCAGGTCCTGAAGAAACTGCCTTAACTTGTGAACCATTCATATATCTTAGATTCAACTTGTTATCCTCAACACACTTCTGTTTTAACCAACTCGGTAAGTTTGCATGCATAACACGAATCTTCGTTACCAAGTTTTTTGCCACATCTTGTTTTGTAGCAATTACCAAAATATTCTTATCACTAAAAAACGTCATCATCCATAAAGAATATCCAGCAGTTAATGTTGATATACCCAACTGACGTGCTTTCAGAATAACATTGAATCGATTATCAACAAATTCCTGTACAGTCTTTTCTTGAAAATCATACAATGTAAATGGTATTTTCCCCTGTATTGGATGTTGAATCATACAAAACTTTTTCATAAAATATGCAGGATCCTTGGCACATTTTACGTACTCCTCTTTGATTACATCCTTTAATGGTCTTGGATTAGTAGACATTATTGTACTATCTGACCGGCAAGGTTTACAGAAGTCACAGTCATAATTACTCCATAAGTAAAGTACAACCACTTATTCTCATACCAACTGGGTTTCACAAGTTTTACCTTTTTTTCTAATATTTCTGAACGTTCTTTCAATACTTGAATCGAAAGGTCTTTATTCGCAATTATTAGTGAATCAGTTTGGGCATTTTGTTCCAATAACTTCATAATAGATTCAAGGTCTTTAATAGTTTTAGTATTCAAACTATCTTTAACTTGTAAATCAGTTATTTGTTTGGTAAATCCCAAAATTTCGGATTCCGTAAAGGTAAATGTCTTTTCTTGTGAAAAAACCACTCCTACAAATAATAATATTTTAATTAAATTCTTCATATATATATATATATATCAGTTTACTTGGAAAATTTCTTCAAAAAGTTTACTGCTTCGTCTACATCATCAATTTCAACAGCTTTTTGAGCCTTTTTGATGTCTTTTTTAGTAGATTCTACTTCTTTTTTCAGTCTTTCCACTTGTTTTTTGTTTATTTTCTTCTTAGACTCAAGTTGCTTAACTTTTTTCTCAGTTTGCTTAACTTCTTTGTCTTTTTGCTTAATTGCATTATCAAGTTTTTTGATTTCTTCCTTTTTCTTACCAGAAGCCTTAGCTCCAAGTCCAAAGATAGCTAAAAGTCCACCCAAAATCCCCAATAATACTTTCCACATTTTTTTCATTTAATTTCTCCTAAAAACGAAAGACCTGCACCATGTACAAGATCCTCAAGTGTTACTGTTTTCTTACCATTCTCATCAATTACCTCATATTCTTGTAAATCCATCAATTTTCCTAAAATTCTATGATAGACTGACAAAATACTTTCAATTTCTTCATCGTGTCCAACTTTACGATGATATTCTTCTGCAACTTCACCGAGTGTTGCTGTCATATCCATCAATTCAAACACTACTTCTTCAGGTAATATTAATTTTCTACTGTTCTGTAGTTTCATCTTCCAGCTCCGTTTCAAGTTTTTCAATATGCTCTCTAGCCTCTACGACAAGTTTACTAAAATTTTCTTCTCCCATTGACCATTCTTCTTTCTCAACGCCTATTCTATCCACTCCAACTTCATTGAAAAATGTCGCCTTACCACCTGTTTCTTCGAATTCATCAATACTCTGTTTTAAATCTTTTAAGTATGCTTTTTTATTCTCTAATATTTTATTTTTTTCATAATTTTCATACTCACCACTTACACGAAGTTTATTTTCCATCTTGACATGACAATCAAAACATTGTCCTTCAACTCTCCAAAACTTATTATCAAGTTTTTTCTTCATTGTCTTTTTACAAGACGGACAAAACCACGGCATCCTTGCTTCTTTAAGTATATCAGATAGTCTATCTATCTTATCACCATGTTTTTCAGGTTCTTTACCACTATTATATCCAACCATTACTCGTTTTTCAGGCTCTCTACCTGCTATCAAATCACCCAAAACTTTATTTTGTCTTTCCGACTCTCTACTGTAACCCATAATATCTCCTAACCGAACTTTAAACTACCAAGTATTTGATTAATTGGTGCAAAAGCTCCTGTAAATTTATAAATCTTTCCTTTATACTTGAAAACGATACCTTCACTTGGAACTATCGCATCTAATCCACCGATTGCCTGTAGTTTCTCAATTTGTATTTTTAATTTCTTTAATTTATCTACATTACCACCGCTCTGTAACTCCTTGAATGCCTTGATAACATCTTTTCTCAATTTTTGTGTGGTAGCACTTGGTGAAGCTGCCATCCACCCACTTATATTTTTTAATATTTCTGCACCAACAGCAAAGAATAATACTTCAAATGGTTTTATATTTTGTTTAAAAATATTTTGAATATCATTTTTATCTGTTGA